GGCGCATGAAGCGCCTCACAGTGCCTTATGACACACCAATATTGCCCTTGTCATAACAGTTAGGACTATTCTGATGCCTGTGGAAGACACATACGCCGCTAACCGCCAAAGATCCCGTACGGGATCTGCGTCGGCGCAGAATATGGGTACGTACCACAGTAACCCAGATGGATCTGCGACCATCTTCACAAAGGAAGATGTTTTCAAAGATAACTCTAGCAATGATCGAACTTGGACCGGTCTCCGGCCAGGTAAAGATATGTTTAGAGTTGTGACAGAAAAGCATTCACCTACGTTAAGTGGAGTCTCCAACAAAGAACTTGATGGAGTTCCCCTTTTCGAAGGTACATATGCCATGTCACACATCGCGGGCTTTTCAGAGTCTAGCTCGTCTCAAGACGTCGCCATAGAAGATGACCTCCCCACGTGGGGGCAAGGTCAAACGGAGATGATTTCACGATCAAATCCGGGGCGACCGTATATCAGCTTGCCTGTCATGGCAGCTGAAATGCTGGAACTGACGTCACTCTTTCGCGTAACTACGAAAACTTTGGCGACAACACTTGGATCCACCTATCTGAACTATAAATTCGGATGGGCGACCTTGGTGTCTGATCTCCGTAAGTTTAGGAGTATAACGAAGGTAGTGGAGTCACGTATCAGAGAGTTTAACTCACTGGTACAATATGGTTCCTTCTCTCGAGAACTTACCTTAGGTAAGGCCAGAACTTCTAAAGAATTTGGTCTTTCTTACATATACAATGTAGGAAATTCCAAGGTAAAAGGGATCGGCAATAGGACCGTGAAGTCCGACATGACCGGTTATATCCGCTATGTGCCAACTTTGGCTACATTTGAGGAAAATCTTTTACCACTCGAGCCTGTAGAGCATTTCAACATTGCTCTTAGGCACGTGTTAGACTTAGATGAACTGGACCCGGACACGATTTGGGAAGCGATTCCTTTCTCGTGGCTCGTAGATTATTTCTACGAAATCGGTCCTTACTTGGAGGCTACTAACAACGATTTCAAGCTTAAGATCGAGGAATTAACCTTGACGAAAGCTTCGAAGGAAATTGTTACAACCATCCCGAAGACTTGGTCTTCGAAGGTAGATGCAATGCAGAAGACCCAGGGTCAAGCCATACAATACCGCGTAAAGCGGAAAGCATGGAATAACTTTGACTTTCTGGATCTCCGGCCTAACTGGAATCTGCTCAATCCGAGTCAGATTACCACTATTCTAGCACTTCTTGCATCAAGAAGTAAGTAGTAAGCCCCATTAAGAGGGATACCTGCATACCTGCGAAAGCAGGAAGCCAGAATAGACATTATGTGTGTGTAGGAGAAACATAACGATGTTCACCGACCCAATCTCAACTACTCTAGACGCGGTTTCAGTTGACCTGAAAAGAATTAATCAGGATAACAACGGATCCACATACTTTGCACGGATAGCCGAGGATGATCCCATCCCGGCGTCCGATGTAACTATGCGGATAGCTCATTCCGAGGAAGGTAAAACCTCCGATCGGAAAGAGCGTCACCGTGTCGATGTCACCAGGACGTACTTCCCAACGGATGGCTCTCCGAGCTATACCGTTCAGGCGTACTGCCATATGATCCATCCGAAAGGCCTTGAAACGGCCGAACTGTTGGATCTGGCAACCAGTCTCACTACCTTTGTGGCAGCTGAGGCTGATGATCTGATTGACAGAGAAGTCTAGCACCCGCTAAGAGGTGCGCGATTGGTCTAGGTACTAGGACATCCAAAGAACCCCGTTAAGGAGAACTTATGGATAGTAATAGCCTAGAACACATCGTCGGATACATAGAAGCCATGTTTAAAGACACGGCCTATCTGTACTCGACAGAAAGGGAGATGGTGCGTGATAAAACACGCCTCACTTCCGAATACAGGTCGCGTGGTCTAAGACTTTTGACCATCGACCTGCCCGCTGTATCCAAAGCCTTCGATAAGGCTCTGGACGAAGGGACCCTTCCAACTCTAAATCTGGTACTCACCAGACGCGGAGCGGCACAGTACCCCCTATTCTTAGGGGATCTGTACCGAAGGGTCTTTTCATCCAACGGATGCTTATTAGTAGATCCCTGCATTGATTGTATTAGAGCAATCAGGCAGGTTTACCTGGGTTTGAGTAAACTCAAGAAAATGTGCGAAAGGAAACACATTGTCGAAGAGACCATTGAATTCGATCTCAACGATCGTGCGTTGCCTTCTCCTCACCTCAAGTGGTGGGAAGATAGCACTGATCTACTTAGTCGTGATAGCGCTAACCATCTTTCTTTCTCTTCAAGAAGAGACGGAGAGGAGGTTTCTCTATTGCCTTTTGCTGAGTTCCGTGGGGGAAACCCCATTGGAGAGCAGCTTTTTGAAGTCTTGTCGCTTGTATGCGACAGACTTTCCAGCAAACTAGGAGACTTTCACAATGAATACCATGAAAGAGCAAAACCGCGACATGGGCCCGGCAGAGTTTCGAATCTGCGTAGAGGAGAATCCAAGTATCAATTTGGAGTCCTCCCCACACGCGTGGATCGAGTATTTCCTGGAGAACGATATTGTAGTCATAACGGGATCTATAGTTTATCCCGATCTGGCTCCGATATACATATCCAGGGAGAGCTCGACCTCCGAAACTCACTCGAGAGTTCTACACGAGGTTCTCAACGAACTTCACTGTTTGAACTTTCAGTCCGATCTGACTACATCCGAAACATTCTCCATGAGGCGCGTAGTGCGCAACTTGAAGGAAGTAACGGGTATGGTTGTTCAACTCCACGACACGTGGAATGTTGTTCAAGACTTATTGCAGTCCCGAAAACGATGAAGGGGCCGAGGCTGATAGCTTCGGAACCTCATTATCTTCAGTATCTGCAACAGTTAGTCAAGACCCAACTCGAAGCTCGTATTAAACACACTCCCTTAAAAGAGTGTATCGAGTTTCGAAACCAGGGCAGAAACCAGCGCTTTGCGTTGGACTCGTCCCGGAGTGGCAGTCATGCCACTGTGGATCTTAGCTCCGCGTCAGATCGTCTTTCACTCTGGACTTTAGAACGGGTTTTTCGAAAGAATATACCCTTCCTTGAGAGGCTTCAAGCCACTCGGTCCATGGTGATTGATAATGCGATCTCTCCCTCCCTTTGGAGGTACAGAGTGCTAAACAAGGCGTTTTCGCAAGGAAACGCATGTACCTTCCCGACTCAGTCGGTGGTATACGCTTGTTTCGCTATTGCTGCGACGCTCTATGCTAGAAAGCTTAGAGTGACGTCTCGCAATATCGCTAAGACATGCCGGAATATTTCTGTCTACGGGGACGATATCATTATCCCCGTGGACGCTGTTGAGTCTTTGTTCACTATATTGGAATCTAACTTCCTCAAAGTGAATCTCAAGAAGACGTTCATTAAAGGACGGTTTCGAGAGAGCTGTGGAGTTGACGCGTTTGATGGTGTAAATGTAACACCAACTTACGTAAAATCCATAGACAAAGATCCGAAAGGCGAACTGTTCGTCTCTGCCGTTAGTTCGTGCAATAACTTGCACAAAGCAGGGATGTGGAATCTCGCAAAATGGGTTACTCCTCCTAGGAGTTTCTCAGTTGGCGAAATAGGTTCGCATCCAATGGTCCTCCATTCATTCTGTGGTCCAAAGCCCTCTCAACTTAAGAGGGATAAGGAACACCAGATATGGACGGTCAAGAACCCAACGCTCAAGATTGAGCAGGAAGGTAAACTTGAAACTGGTGAGCAGGCGCTCCTCAAATGCTTTATTGAGGATCGATTCAGCTCGGAGTATGAGTACACCGAAAACGGTGAACTGGAACTCCCCATAGGAACCAAAGTTACTTCGGTAACGGGGTTCATCCCATATCACCACCTTCTAAAACCAATAGAAGGCGAGATTTGGGCTGAG